AACGGAAAACAAAAAGATGGCAATATATATGGAAAGGTTGATAAAACAATATTCTTGTGTATAATAAGTACTTGTGCGAAGCGCACCGCGGTTCATCAACCAAAACGTTTATATTCCATTAAAACCCTTCAAACCAACATAAAAAGCTCCTTTTTAGCTTTTTCATCCACAAAACATCCACATGAAAATAGAATTTATTTTAGAAATAACGTTCATACATAGATATAGCTTCAGTTTCCATTTTCTTAGAAACATGAAGATACACGTTTGCGGTCATATTTATCGAAGAGTGTCCTAATCGTTCCGATACATATTTGATGTTAGATCCACTTTCAAGCAAGTGTACTGCATGAGAATGTCTTAATGCATGAGGTGAGAGACGAGGTAACTCGGCTAAATCGCACATTTTATAAAAGTAGGTTCTATAATTCGACTGCTTGATAAAGTCTCCGCGTTCATCTGTAAATACATACTCTTGATTAGGTATGTTTTTGGATGAAGCAAGGGCTAGCTCATTTTTTTTAATTTTGAAATTCTTTAATAATTCGATCAGATATCTGTCAATTACAATTTTTCTATAGCTTGATTGTGTTTTTGGAGGGTTTATATAGTCGGTTTTTCCCTCACGATACAAAGTTTTGTTTATTTCTATTTTATTTCTGTTCCAATCATCCCATTTCAACGCAGAAGCTTCTCCTAGTCTCAAACCAGTTCGTGATAAGAGTGTAGATAGCACAAAATAAAGGTAGTCCATAAAATCATTTTCTTCCGCATGACTTTTGCTGATGTCTAAAAAATAAACCAAATCATCTTTTTCAAAGAATTTTATTTCTTTTTTGTTTTTGTGTGATTTAGGATACTTTATATTTTTCATCGGATTGGATTCTAGTAACTGGTATTCTACAACCGCATCCTCGAGCGCGCTATTGAAAGGGGCAACATAGGATTTGACAGAGTCTACATTTAAGTGATCGCAAAGTTCGTTGATCCATGTTATACATTCAAGTCTTGTGATTTCGGTAAGTTTGTAAAACTCGAATCGTGGAAGGATGTACAAACGAATAGATTTTTTTATTCTATATAAAGTTGACTGTTTGACAGTCCGTGCTTTCAGATCAATCCACATCTTTAAATAGTCCCCCACGAGCATGGATTCGTTGTATAAGGCCTTCCCCTTTTTTATCCTATTTTCAACCTCGATAGATGCTGCCAATGCTTCTTTTTCTGTTTTAAAACCTTGTTTGGCAACTTCCCTGTATACTCCGTTTTTCTTATAGCGAACTCGGTAACGCCAATTATCTTTAGCTACTTCTTTAATGTTTGCCATATTGTACCAACTCCTAATATTTGATAAAATAGGCATAGCAAATAAGCCTATATGTTTATTGCTCTGCACGCCTTCTGACCGCCAAGAAAGAGGGGCGTGCTTTTATTTGAAATAATTAATGTCGTATCCCATACCAATGTCGAAAGTTTCTATAACCTGACTATAATTATAAAAACCATCATTCTCATTAATTATATAGTTGACCATAAAATTGTTTGCTTCGTTTTCCATCTTAGAATGAGCAACAAAATTCTTATAGAGAGCGACGTAGTCTTCGTGGTCAATTACATGTTTCATCTCGTGAACTATCACTCTTTTCATCTCGTCGTCAGATAATTTCTGATTTACAAAAATGATTTTCCACGCAGGAACATAATATCCGTTTTTTTCCATTTCTTTAACTACTATTTTGACTCCGAGTTCATCCAATTGGCTTCGCAGCTCGTTCACAAAATCACCTCATTATTTACCTTTACGGCCCATCATATAAGCAATTATTGCTTCTTTATCGCTTTCAGTCATTTCTTCGCCGTCAAACGAAAGCACATTTTTTAAAGCGGCTCTTAATTCAGTCTCTTCTTTTGAAATATCCTTCCTTTCTAATAAATCATCAATAGATGCTCCAAAAAAATCAGCAACTTTTTGTACGTTTTCAACTTTAGGAGATGCTTTATCCCACCTTCTGATTTGTCCATTAGAGAGACCAACTTTTCTTTCGATTTCAGCAAAAGTAACATTTTTCTCGTCCGCAAGTCGTTTGATATTTTGTACTAAACTCACTTATATCAACCTTTCTAGTGCTTACGAAAAAATATATTAACTTTTAAGCTATTTTAGTTTGACAAATGACTTAAAAGCTATTATACTGTGTTCATAAGCTAATATTAAAGCTAACAAGTACAACGAAAAAACTCATGTTAATTAATTATTCGTGGTCGCCAAACTTTGAATCATTAATATAGAGCTATTTGTGCGCTTATTTAACTATGTACTTATGATAGCTTAAAAGTTAACTAGCGTCAACTACTTTCTTTGGTATTAGCTTAAAAATTATTTAGGAAGGAGAATATTATGATTATCACTGATTTTGCTGAAATTGTAGAAATCAAACGAAACCGCGAAGGCAAGACTTTAAAGTACTTGGCGGATCTGATCGGCGGTAAATCAATTGTCTACACAAAGCAAGTAATCGCAGGAATTCAAAACGGTGAAAATGCTAGAAAGTATCGCCAAATTATCGCTGACGATCTAGGGATATCACTCGCTGAATTAGAAAAAATGAAGAATTCGAACGGGGAGGGCAAGTAATGATTGAACAACCTCGAATTGAAATCGTTGCGGATAATGATTGGCTTGAGAAGTTTGCCAAAGAATATTTGCAGCAATTGTATGATGAACGTTTGAAACCAGAATGGCTTACAATTCCAGATTTGGAAGAAATTACGAGACACGAAAGAAAATGGATCATGGAACATATCATTAATGATCCATACGTTCAGAAAAATGGAATCGCAAAGAAGGCTGGGGGGAACACTAAGTCAAAATGGATTGTTGATGCTGAAAAAATAAGACCTTTTTTGAAAAGACTATTTGCTAGTTTCCCGAATGAATAGGAGGAGGAACCAAAATGGAAATCACAATCAAAGCAACTCCAGAAGAAATAGGAAAAATGCTCCAAACTATTGTGAGTAGCAAGGAGCAGACTAAACGCAAACATCCAGAATCGAAAATAGAATATGATCCGCAGACGGGTGAAGGAATACTTAGCTATGGTTCATCTATGGATGAAATTAACTTAAGTTTAGGATCCAAAATAAATGTAGCAACAGAGTTTTGATCAAAGTAAATTATACCAAAGGAGCAAACACATTGAAAAACAAATTAGCAAAAACAACAGCAATCATCGGACTAGCACTAGGTAGCGGAGTTATCGGCTACGCGGCAAGCAACGCATTTCAGGATTTGGACACGATCAAGGCAAACTTCAACACAGTCCTACAATACGGACAAACCAAATCGCAACGTGTGTCAGAACTCGAATCACAGCTATCCAACAACACTCGCACACAGGAGCAGCTGAAAGCCGAAATTGAGCAAATCAAATCGGATAAGCAGAAGGAAATTGAAGCCAAGCAACGAGAAATCGAGCAAAAGCAACAGGAGATCGCTACAAAGCAACAGGAAGCCGATAGCTTGCGCCAACAGTTGAACACGGTGCAAAACGACAAGGAGCAGCTAGAACAGCGTGTGAGCGAGTTACGGCAGTATACGGATCAAAAAGTAGGGGAGTTGGGGAAATGATAACAGTAACATTCACAGACGGCACCACAACACACACAGTCCACACGGAAGGCGAAGTATTGGATTTGGTTAAAAGGTATTTTTCAAAAGTCAAAGTCGGTGATTGCATTCGGATAATAACGGACGGTGGATATATAGGTGGAGAAGAACATATAGGGAAAATTTATGATGTAAAAGAAGTATATGTAGGCGAGGCCGTCGGAGTACATTGCAGCATGAACGGTGAGTGGAGGTATTGGGCTTACAAACCTGACGATTACGAGCTAGTAAAGGAGTGAAGGAATGAATAAAAAATGGTTAGCCAGTCTAAATAGAAATCACTTTTACAAAGCACGACAACTTCAAGCGATTTCATATTTGAGTATTGGTTTAAACATTGTACTTTTGTTAACACTGATTTGGATTATGGGGGTTAAGTAGCATGACTAGAGCTGAAGCGCTACGTATCGGAAAAATCATTGCTGATCGTGGTTATAAATATGAGAAACCATTTATTTTAGCAAAGCAGAATATTGAGCGAATGAAGAAATGGAGAGGGTTATAAATGGAAGTACTAGAAACTGTCTTGTACCTCTTGCTAGGATATGTGCCACCACAATTATGTATCTCTCTGGCAATAGCAAAACTAACAAACAGTGACTTGCATTTGGGAATTCAGATTCTTCTAATCTTTTTAGCGGGGCTTGTCGGAGTAGCAATTTCTTTTGCATTACTTTACTTATCTTACTTATTAGGATTTTGAGGTGAATTCAAATTGACTGAAATTATAAGAATCAAAGACAGCATTCAGAGAAACCATTCTGAATTATCATTACACAAATTGGATGCTGATTTAATGCTGATTGTTCAAAACGAGCAAGACAAAGAAACAGTGGCCATCTATTTAAATGATTTTCAAATTTTTACACTTCTACAGCATTTAACTAAATTTCTTGTGAAAGACAAAAAAGACCGACTAGCCGGCAAGCTATAGTCAGTCAGAAAACAAAAAATATTTACCTAAGTTTACCACAAATAAAGAGGAGTGGGAAGATGTCAGATTATATCGCAACAGATTACGACAACCTGATGCAAGACGAATGCAGCCATGTATTCCCAAATATCCATTCTGAGGAATCACAAGAAGAAGTTGATCCATCGGCGCATTGGAACGAAGACGACAACGAAACGCCCGTTCACTCAGCGGACTGGTTGTTTATAGGCTACAGAAAGACCGGACTGACACGTACTAAGTTTGTTTTACAGCAAGAAAACTTTCTAAGCATGATTGAGGAATTCGGACCATCGTCATTACTTATGAATGAATTAAAGATTGTTAGTGGAGAAGATTGGTTAGATCAAAGACTGGAGGAATTTAAGTGAGCGATAAAGAACGAACATTTCTAGAGAGAGTATCTCTTTTGATAACAGAATTGAAAGCTCCCAAGAGTCAAAGAAATAATTTTGGTAAATACAACTATAGAAGTGCCGAAGATATTCTGGAAGCAGTAAAGCCGCTGGCAAACAATTACGGCTTGGTACCTAAACTTTCTGATGAACCAGTTATGATAGGCGATTGGCATTACATTAAAGCGACCGCATCTATCAAAGATGTAAAAACAGGGGAAGAAGAAATCGCAACAGCTTACGCTAGAGAACCACTGGCTAAAAAGGGAATGGATGAATCTCAAATAACAGGAACAGCTTCATCTTATGCCCGTAAATATGCAATGAACGGACTTTATCAGATTGATGATACCAAGGATGCAGATTCGGATGAATATACCGAGCAAGTTAAGCAAGCAACACCTAAGCCAATTACAAAATCGCAACAAGAAGCTTTGCAAAAACGATCTGATGAAATTGCTAAGATGGCTAAACTTGAAAGCAAAAATTTCTTTGACCAGATTACGGAAAAGAAAATTGGTTACTCAGTAGATATCAGCAAGGTTAACACAGAACAACTCGGGACATTGACTAGATATCTGAATGAACTGGAAAAATACTATCAAGGCAAGAAGTGATTTGAATGAACAATCTTTCGTATCTAGCAAAAATAACAAATGTCGATGGAGACAAAGTCACTTTACAACTCAAAGAGTCGCTAAACATCGAACGACTCAAAACAATCTTTGATGGATATGACGGCGAGCGACAAGCGGAAATATTCATCAAAGACCCACGAGGGTTCACAGTCGAGCAGAGACGCTTCACATTCGCTTTAATGCAAGACATATATATTTACACTGGCGAGCCATTAGAGAGCCTTAAAGACGTGTTCTATTGGCAATTTCGATACTTCACAGGGAAGAACATTAGCTTGTCAAATAAATCGGAGAACACAGTCGATGAAGTTTCAACATTAGATGAATTGATCCTAGATTTCATCTTCGCAAATGACATTCCGTTTCGTGAAGGTTATGAGATTCCGCCACAAAACGAACAGTACTTTTTCTATAAATGTGTGACAAACAGGACCTGCTGCATTTGCGGTAAAAAGAACGCTGACATCGATCACTTTGACAAAGCTTTAGGAAGACGAAAGCGGAAAGAAGTAGATCACACAGAATTTACTTTTGCAGCACTTTGCAGACTCCATCATACCGAGAAGCATCAAATAGGAATTACAGAGTTTAAGAACAAGTATCACGTTATTGGTATCAAACTGAATCAAGACGAGATTAAAAAGTTGAGGATCGGAGGTTAAGAACTTGGCTGAAATAAGTTGGATTAAGCTTAGCACTGGTTTGCCAGACAACAAAAAAATTAAGCGTATCAGAAAGCTTCCAGAAGGCGACAAGGTTATCTTGTTTTGGGTATTCCTCTTAGCTAGAGCAGGAGAGAGCAACCAAAGCGGAGGAATCTTCCTAACGGATACTATGCCTTATCAAGAGGAAGACTTAGCTGCAGACTTTGATTTCAATATTGAATTTGTTCAATTTGCCTTAATTACTCTTGAAAAATACTCAATGATAACAAGATATCAAGATATTTTGTTTATCAAAAATTGGGAAGAATACCAGTCTATTGAGGGTTTGGAAAAGGTAAGGGAACAGAATAGAATACGTCAGGCAAGGCACAAAGAGAAACAAAGACAACTAACGTTAGGTAACGTTAGCGCTAACGTTAGTGGTAACGCGGAAGTAACGGCGAGTAACGCAACAGATATAGATAAAGAATTAGATAAAGAAAGAGATATAGATAAAGAGAAAATACCATATAGCGAAATCATCAAATACTTGAACGAAGCAACAAGTAAATCATTCAAAGTTACTCAGAAATGGAAAGACATGATCAAAGCAAGATGGAATGAAGGTCAACGACTAGATGATTTCAAAAAAGTAATTGATGTGAAAACAAAACAATGGTTGAACAACCAAGAAATGAATAAGTACCTAAGACCAGCAACACTCTTTGGAAATAAGTTTGATGATTATTTGAATGAGTATCGTCCACAAGTTAATTCTTCAATCTCTGATGAAATTGCTGAATCGCAAAGGAGGTTGTCTGAAGCCTATGAACAATGAGTTAAAACTTGTGGCTGAAATGCTCAACAATCCATCAATCATTACCAACATTGATATTGATTCGGAATGGTTTGAAAGTCCTCAGTGCAAATTGATTGTAGAGTCAATGACTAGACTGCGAGGAATGATATACACCACCGAACAGGTCCATCGAGAAATGCGAACCATTGATTACTTTAAAGCGGGGACAGTAGATGAATTAGACATCTTGAAGAATTCTGCGAATCAGCTTGGAATCGAAAGAGAACTAGCACGAATCATACACAATGATTATCTTGATCGCAAGTTGCATTCTGCGTCCATAAAATACGCTGAGACGCTTTCTAAGACAGATGGCGATAAGTTAACACGCTTGCTAGAAGAAAAGCGTGACGTGAACCATATTAAGTCTGATGGCAAGTTGGACAAAGCATTCTCTGAATTTTCGGAGAACTTGGATAAGCCAAGCGATGTTCTAACGACATACAAACCGCTGGATGCATTTCTTGGTGGTGGGCTAACTGGTGGCAAGTTGATTGTCTTAGCAGGGAGACCAGCTACAGGGAAAACGGCGTTTGCTTTAAACATCATGCACAAATTATTTACAGATAACGAAAATGTTCAGTGCGACTTTTTCACTTTCGAAATGGGTCAAAACGAGTTAATGACTCGACTGGTTTCAAAAGAGACACATATCAACTCACTTCTATTCGTGGGTAAGGATAAGCTGTCGCAGGAAAATAAAATCAAGGCACGCAAAGCTTATGAGGAAATGAAAAATACATTCGATTTACGTGTCTATACATCCGAGTACTCAAACTTGAACGATATTAAATACGCAATTAAGCAGCGTTTGAGTGATAAGAAGTATGTCGTGTTTGTAGACTACGCAGGGTTGATCACAGTTAACGACACTCGCAAAAATGAGCGTCAAGTGATGAACGAAGTCACACGAGAGTTGAAGAAGCTCACAACAGACTACGGAATCACCATTGTGTTACTAGCTCAGTTAAGCAGGGCAGTCGAGCAACGACAAGACAAGCGGCCAATGCTCAGTGATTTGAAAGAGTCTGGATCCTTAGAACAAGATGCGAATGTCACACTCTTGCTTTCAGCTGACGATAAAGACAGCCGAAAGATTCGATGTGATGTAGCGAAAAATAGGGAAGGCATGACAGGAGTTGCGCCATTTATCTTCGACAAGAAGTTTATGGATTTCTCAGTAGACTTTGACGAATGGAGAGGTTAGATGGACGGAAAAACATATCTGGCTATCTTCCAAGAAAACGGCCTTGTGCGATCGGACTTAGTCAAAATATTGGAGCATCAAGTAAAAGTGTTCCAAGAAAAAAATATGCCAGCGAACGCAGAAGAAGCTAAGTGGTTGGCAATCGAAATAGCTGAGGAAGAAAAAGCACAAGGCTATCCATTCTTAAATGGCAATGAAACTAGAGAACAGATCGCACAACGATACTTGAAAGGGATGAAACTATTCTGAATGAATTAGATTTACAAAAGCAAATCAGAAATTCACTCAAGGTAATCGGGCATGATTGCTGGAAAGTTGATACAGGCCCAGTCAAACGAGCTAGTCATAAGCAAATGAATCTTGAAAAAGGATTCCCTGATTTGTTCGGATTTCGGAAAGATGACAAAAGGATTTTCTTTATAGAAATCAAAATGCCGAAAGGAAAATTAAAACAAGAGCAAAAAGAATTCCTTTTAGATAAAAATCGGAAAGGTTGTCTCAATGGAGTAGCTAGGAATCTTGTTGAAGCAATCGAAATAATTCAAGGTATTAGAACGATTGAAAATGAATTGGAGGAAACGAAATGATTAACAACGTAACTTTACAAGGAAAACTAGGCAAGGACATCGACCTTAAATACACGCAAAGTGGTAAAGCAGTGGGCACAACAAGTATTGCTGTGGATCGTGATTTTAAGAACGCCAATGGAGAAAAAGAAACAGATTGGGTGAACATCGTGTTCTGGGGGAAAACCGCTGAAACAGTTGCTAACTACTTCAGAAAAGGTGACGAAATTCTAGTCGTCGGAAGAATCCAAACACGCAGCTACGAAGATAATTCAGGCGGCAGAAAATATGTAACAGAAGTTGTGGCGGATAAGTTTAGCTTCACAACTGGTCGTAAGAGCCAAAATACGCAAGATGGCGGCGTTTCAAATAGTCAAACGACTAATAATGCCAACGCTCACCAAAACCGCAACAATGTTCAATCAGACCCATTCAGCAATTCATCGATCGATATTGATGATAGCCTTCCATTTTGAGAGGTGAGCAGATGACACCGACACAAGAAAGCATACGCAAACTATCAGATGCAGAGTTAATAGCACAACTAAAAATCGTACGCAGCGCACAAAGGCGATTTGATTTCCGTGAAAAATGGATTTGTGAAGAAATGGAACGGAGGAGCAAAGATGAACAAACAAGAATTGATTGAGAAGTTGGACGAGATCATAACAAATTATAAAGAGCGAGCTAAAGACAAATATGTTCTCCCTTCGAGCAAAAATATACTTATGAGTAGAGTCTATGGTTTAGCGCAAGCAAAAACATTGGTTGAAGAGTTAGAAGAAATCCCATTAGTGACAGTGCCGTGGAGTATTGAGGAACACATGAAAGCTTGTAAATTTGCAGGCGACAACATGCATGAATCTATTTTATCAGCTAGTTCTGAAATTTGTGGGTGGTACATGGCGAATTCTGAAATCTACGAACAAGCATGGACGAACGGTTATGAAGTGGAGAAAGAACCGCTGTATTTAGTTAAGGTACCTATACTTAATTGGAACGGAGATAGTTCCGAATTCGAAACAAAATTTGTCTATCTTGTATGGAACATAACCAGCGGGGAATATAATTTATCCGCAATAGATAAAGATACCGAAAGATGGAGAGCATCTTTAACCGAATCAGAAATCAAGTCAATCGATGAAAGATATTGGGCGTTCGCAGTACAAGTGGAGGAACCCAAATGAAACTAGTAGACACAGTAACAGGCGTTCAAGACGGTAAGTATAGCCCACCGCCACGAGTAGTCAGAAAGCAACGGAGAGTAAAAGCAGGCATCGAGTATTGGTGCGTGACCGGACGTTTTACAAAACCTTTCAAAGCAGTGTGTGTCAAAGTGCTTGAGAACTCAGCTCGATCGGACAGTTGTTAGATTGAGAGATATGAAGAGGGTGGAATGATGGCTAACAAAGAAGATTTGTATCGGTTGGAAAAGTTAGTTAATACGCCAGGTGCTGATGAAGACGAAATTAGAGTTTTGAGAAAGGCTTTGTGGGGAAAGAGTTACGATCGACCAAAGCAGAATAGATACAACTCAACGCCAGTCAGATTTACTTTTCCAGATGGTGAAGTCAAAGAATTCAGCACACAGCGTGAAGCCGCAGAGATGTCAGGGCTGAACAAATGGACTTTGGATCGAGCATGCAGATTGCAGATACCTTTGAAGAAAGGCAATTTTGCAGGTGCAACGGTCGAGATATTGAGTCAGTAAGTGGCAGAAATATAAATTATCTGAAATGAGGTATCAAATGAGTGCAAGAGAGGAACTCATCGAGATAGTTAACTATCAAAACAGTTTTGTGAAAATGGGGCACAGAATAAATTTTGATTCCTTATGTTCACTTATAGCAACAGATGATGCTTTATGTAATAGCCGCAGTACAAATCAGAAGGTTTGCGTAACGATCGTAAACAAATATATGACCGAAGAAGAATGTCAGATTATTTTAGAAAAGTTAATTTCTGAATCGGAAGAGATACAAAACTAGGAGGAAACATTATGAAAATTGATGTCGAGCTTATCGAAGAAATGTTGCAAAAAAGCAAATCGGATATTTATCCTGACGACTATTTGGGTGAGTGCGAAGTAGAAGAGGGTTCCGAAGAAGAAGAATTCATCTATGAAAACTTTACTAGTATCAATAACTACATCATTAAGCGCTTAGAAACAAGATTGGCTTTTATGAAGCACGGTCTTAAAAATGAAGTCAGTAATTGACAGATATTACCAACTAAGAAATGAGGTATTCATAAATGGATAAAGAAGTAGTAGCAGTATCAAAAAAAGCTGACAAGTATTTTTTAGTCCTTGAAGATGATAGTCGAATCAGAGTAGATTCTAAGGAGTTTCAAAGAGTAAAAAAATTATTATCAAAAGGCGCAACTTTATTTTTGGAACCAAATAAAGAAAGTAATTGTGTGGAATAAAGTTCGCTATCCACCAAAATAACCAACTGAAAGGGGAAAAAATCTATGAAAGAAAAAGAATTTGAATCAATGAGTGGATCAGTTTTGAAAGTAGTCACCAACAGATCTAATTTGCAATTTTTATTGCCCGATAATGAAGTGATAGGCGATCACCCAGAGAGAGTTTACCTCTTTGATAAGAAAACTCACCAAAACTTTGGTAACTATTTGCTAAACGAAGGAAACTCTATCTGGAAAGATTTTACTCCAAAAGAAGCTAACTCACTTGGGAGTGATTATTGCGAATACTACGATAAAAAATATGATAATAATGGTTATTTATCTATTGATGGTAACAGAGCGATAAATATTACTGCTTGTTGGAATGCTGAAAGCAGACTTTATCAGTTTACGAAAGCAAAACTACAGTCGTTTGTTTACGATTTGCTGAATTGATTTGAAAAGTCCATTATTCGTGAAGTTGGAGGTTTAGATTATGAAATGGAGATTGGTTAGACATCCTTATGGCGGCTGGATGATTGAATATAAAAATGGAGTTTTCGGGGGTTGGCAAAAAGTTAATGCAGCTAGACATTATCAATGGGAGCCTCCTTTGCCAGCCGTTTTTAAGAAAAAAGAGGAGGCTACTTTGGAAATGGCAAAGCTGATAAGTAAATATTCTTAGTCAGCTATCCGACGAAATAGCAGAAAGTGAGGAATGAATGTGAATGAGTTATTAGATGCAGCAATTGAAGAAATTGGTCGAGTGTTGATTGGTAATAAAGATCGAAATACCGAAGAAGTTTATCTGAAAAATGCTATTAGGCACATCCGAGAATACGGCAGTCAACCGCAACTCAATTCAAATCAGCAGATTGTCCTGGATTATTTGAAGGGAATAGCCGTAAAAAACGATAATGCTCCGATTGTGACTTTTTCAGCGTTTGGGTATCAACACTTTGGTGCAGAGCTACCTACTGATGTCGAGAAAGCTTATCAATCGATGAATGGCAAACAGGATTTAGGTGTTATGAGCGCTTATGTTAATTGGGCATTGGAACAGGAGGAAGAGTGATGAGTGCTAAAGATTGGGAAACCATAATTGCTCCAAGCGGCATGGGCTTTATGAAAGATGAGTTTATTGAACGTCGTGGAAGAATTAACTATCGGCAGCCATCCCCAAGAAGCGGCACACAGTGCGGTTTTTGTAGCAGTATGAAACCCAAAGACTTACGTAGCTATGATTCGTGTCCAGAATGTGGGAAGTCTTTATTTGCTAGAAAACAGCGAAAACACAAGTGGTAATTCCGCAATCGTCAGCGATAAATGAACGGAGGGGAAAAATGACATTTATAGATTTTGATCCAAGATACAGATTTTCCTTGATTCATCAGCAAGGCAACATTCGAACAGTACACGGATACTACGACAAAGAAATAGAAGCATCAGTTAAAATTAAAAACATTCTAGATACTGAAGATATTGAAAATTTGGAGGATGTAATCGAACTTTATAAAGTCGACGTAACTGATCTAGAAGAAAAGCACAATACAGAGTTAGAAAATATCGATATGCATGATGTATGTTCTGAAAGTCAATTGATTCATAAACTAGTTGTTGATGACAATTTTCTTTGGAAAAGATTTGAGGTTAGCAAACATGATACCAAATAGCATCAAAGTAGCTGGTATGACATATAAAGTTGAAGAAGTGCCGTTTGTTGAAATTGATGGAGACAGAAACTTTCAAGGGGTCTGTCTCTATCATGAAAGTACAATCCGAATTCTTGAGACATTGTCAGAAGCCAGAAAAGAACAAACTTTTGTGCATGAGTTGACCCACGCCATCTTTTATGAAGCTGGGTTTGAGGATCAAGACGAAGACATGATAAACCGAGTGTCCTTGGTTCTACATCAAGTTTTAAAGGATCTTCAGCGATAGCAAACAGGAGGGATAAACATGGAGAGGGCCTTTGGTTATAGTCAAATGAGATTCAACTACATTACTGATTATGCTAACAGTATTGCAGAAAGCGCAGTACAGATGGAAATGGCATGGCAAAACAGGAAAAACTTTAGAGATGATGTTGATTTGGAAAAATGGTTAAAAGGACAAGCAGAAGACATTGAAAGAAAAGTTAGTGAGTTATCTACTTACCTTAGACCTTTAGATGCTTTCTATGAAAAACAGGAGGGATAAGATGGCACCAAAATTTCGAGCGTTTTAACCGAAACAAAAACAATGCATGATGTGCTACAAATTGATTTAAGCAGAAGTATGGTTAGTCTCAAAATTGAAAACGACAGCGAGTGGTATTGGTTTAAAGAAGTAGTCCTCATGCAATCCACTGGCTTGAAAGACAAGAACGGCGTGGAAGTTTTTCAAGGGGATATTGTTAAATGCACCAGAGGCTGCCCTCATGAGGTGATTTGGCTACAGGAATATGCAGGCATGTATGTTGGTGGAATGCCTGCATGGTATCTTTCAGGGCTAAGTGAAGGATATGCGTGGACTGGCGAAGAGGAAGTTATCGGAAATATCTATGATAACCCGGAACTGTTGGAGGGATAAAATGAAAATACAGGAAATAACTAAACAAATCAGTGATTTAGATGGTTTCAATAGTGCAGAACCTCAAGAATGGGAACATGGTTTTCTTGAGTGTAAACGCCAAGTTCTGGATTTAATAAGGAAAAGTACACAACTTTATGAAGTTGTATTTCTCGAAGATGACGACGGACGATACTTGTTAATGGAACTAGGTGAAAAATCCTATGATGTTGTCCATGAATCCGAAAACGAAGGTTATCGCAATCAGTGGTTCAAAGAAGCTGAAATCAAAGAAATTGATGAACGATATTGGGCTTTTGCAGTGCCGGTAGACGCCGATGAAAGTTAATCAGTACACAGTACTAGCGATGGTATCAATACTGTTAACGATCGCTGGTCTAAGTTGGCTATCCTATACAATAGTGGACCAACAGGAACAAATTGAACAGTTACAAGAACAGCTGCAGCATGAGCAGATGAAGTACAAGATTATTATCAATGATCCGTTAGTTAGAGATGCGATGGAAGCGGGAGGATGAATGATGTACAGACCACAATATTTAGAAAAACCAGAAGCAACATACGAGAAGTATTGGTCTCACAAAGGGTATTTGCCAGTGCAACATACAAGAATTATTTTATGGAGTGGGTACAAGCGAAAACAGAATAATGAAGTAGTGCCATTCAGAGGGCGAAGAAAACCAAAAACCCCAAAAGTTGGGAATAGAGGAGTTTATTTATGGCCATGACAGTTGCAGTAGCGATTTTTCTCGCGGTCGTAGCGACAGTGGTTGCAAGTGTGATTTTTGGTAAGGAAGACAAAGAGGAGGGCAAGTGATTGGATTTGAAAGCGGCTGGTTCGTATGCTTATGATCTCTCTCACGGAATGCTGCTAGAATACGTATGGCAGCGACTGATCGAGAGTGAATTTGGAACAAGAAAAAAATACAGCGAAGAAGAAATTGAAGAGTTCGTCAGAGATTATATGGAGGTCGAGTAGATGTGTGAGTACTGCAAACCCGATCCGAGAAATAGGGAGACATTGTATAGGTCTGATTATCTGTGGTCAGGACGAACCGACTGTGTGGAAGTTGGGCTGAATGGCAATACAATGCATGTTACAGCTGAAGTTGATAATGCGGGTTACACGGCAGAGTTTGATATTATCTTCTGCCCTATGTGTGGGACCAATTTAATTGAGGAGGGCAAGTGATTGAGAGTGTGGAAAGTCATTAAAAAATGGGCTTGTTGGATATTATTATTCCAGTTTATAGTCACAACTATTCTACATCTTTTAGGCATGTACGAATTAAACAATGGCGAAATCTTATCACGTTCAGCATTCGCTATTCTGGGAGTTGTCATGGTTTTAGAAAATGAGTACAGGGAGGGCAAGTGATTGAGTAAGAATGATTCATTAATCAATGAGCTAGATAGAAAGTTTGCTAACTATCATGCATATAACAAAGAGATTGCTATTCGAAAAGAGGAGCTGAAGCTTCGAGAAGTCGATGAAAATATTGGCGGTGGTCGAAGTAATATCATGAGCAATCCGATTGAGTCACAGGTAATCAAGGAAATGTCTGATCCATACATTATGAATCGTGAGTTGTGGAAGAAAGCTGTGAAGGAAACTCTAAGCGATCAAAGTGCGGAAATAAGACAGTTGATTGAAACTAAGTACTGGGGAGAAGACAGTTGGATGGATTGGGTAAGTTTTGGCAAGAAGCATGGATATGCGAGAACGCCAATCTATCGTATTAGACAAAAAGTTTTACTCGACTTTGGCAGAAAGATTGGTGAAATCAATTAATTTGGGAAAGAAACGTGTAGTTTTCCCTGTGTCAAGAGGGGTAAAATAGTATTATCAGATATCGCCCACAAGCAGAAACGCACAACGGCATTCAACCTCCTTTTGATACGTAAAAATTATTCTGTGGGCGATAATCTTTCAAGAGCTCTGGGACAAATTCGACTTCTTGAGGGTATAATTAAGTAGAACGGATAATTCCGTTACTATAGTTTAAGATAGGAGCTTTTTTATGAACCCAAACGAAATGTTGAAAGCTGAAAATGAGTTAAAAGATTACTTAACAAAGAACGGCATTAAAAACGTGAGAGTTAATGAAGGTGTAATAACAATAGCAAATCAAGAAGATGAAAACGATGTTGTTGATGGTCTAAGAAATAACCTAGATGCTAATCTTGAAATAATTAAAGACTATATTTAGTTCCCATAAAAGTCACTCATTGCGAGTGGCTTTTTATTTTTCAGAAAAGCGTGGTGGCAGACATAACTAAATGGACGGAACAGCAGGTCAAACGATTGTCGGAATTGGCAAATGAAGGACTAACAAATATAGAGATAGCGCCTATGCTTTCGGAGGAGTTCGGTGAAGAGTTCTCATGGCCAAGCGTTAGAAGTAAACGTGCCAGGTTGAAGTTGCCACCGAGCGATAAGAACATGCGTGTTAAGCAACCGAGTGACCAATCAATCAACGAAAACAAACGGTACAACATAGATGGTACTATTTCCCAAGCTGAATTCGATGTGAAGATGGCTTTCTACCAGAAGGACAGTAAAACACCAGAAGATATTCTCAAGTACAAGGGCTATGATCCGCAAGAGTGGGAAATATCGCAAGTAACCACCAATGAGTGGACAACCACTACAGCGGATATCCAGAAATGGAATCAGCAGTTGAAGTTTGTGGTGAAGCCAAAGCACAAGGCATTTAATGCATCTGCCTTCACTGAATCGATCAAGCCAGTAAAACTAACCGCAATCAAGACAGGTGACAGAAACTTATTCATCGGGTTGGCAGATTGGCATTTTGGTATCACTAAGTTAGAGGACTTGCAAGATAAGCTAGCGGGAATGATTGAAGTTATCTCAAAAGGCTATAAGCAGATTGTTATTGGTCAGCTAGGAGATTTATTCCATAGCAGCCAAATCAAAAAGTCGGTCACGATGGCTGGCACGCAATTAGAAGATGTGGACATGGTTACAGCAATTAAGGATGCACGAGCATTCTTCGACGTGTTGATTACTGAGTGTGTGAGACATTCGAAGCAAGTGACTGTTGAACACGCCGAAGGAAATCATAGTGGATCGATCGAGTATATGTTTCTCTTATACCTAGAAGCCAAGTACCCAGACATCCAAGTACACGCACACAACAAATACCGTCAAGCGTTCATGTTGGATAAAGTGGCGATTATGATTACTCATGGGCAGTATGGCAAGCGGAAGGATTTGCCAATGCTGTTCGCTACTGAGTTTAGCGATATATGGAGTAAAGCAACTACACGGGAGATAATCACTGGTCATTTCCACACACAACAGACGAATGATTATCAAGGTGTGATCCATCGTCAGCTAGGGACCATTAAGCCTAATGACAGCTACGAGATCGAAAACGGTTGGACGATGGGCAAGAAGGTGCTGCAGTTGTTTGAATATGATAGTGAAAGGTTGAGGGTGACTTATGACATCTAAAAATAAAACGTTCTATGTATATGCGAGTTGTCTAAGCGATATTTACTTTTTAGATGAATACGATGAAGAAATCACTTCAAGAGTTTGCCCTATGTGTGGAGATTCAGATGACTATGTTGGATCTTTTGATAATGTAGAAGACCTCGTTAAGGAAGCTTGCTACGATGACTGGTATTGCTTTAGAGAAGATTATGTGCGCGAGTCTTGGAACAAGCACATGAAGCTAGTAGGTGACTGATATGCATTACTATTACATCCAGCTGTCAGTAGGAATATTAAATCATAAGAACATCCGACAAGCGGAGTTGAAATCTAAGCACACGTTGCTTGAATGCTATGGGCAGTTTAGTGACGAGTATATCGATCGGCATAGGTTGATATACATTGGGCATGGTTGGAAGAGTGATCCACATATTGTGGAGAGGTTAAGGAGGTATGGAATGTGAAATTCTTTGAAGCATTATTAACGGTTGATGTAGAACCTGAATTCGCTGAAGCATATAAGAAGGCGATTGAGGGCGAGAACGAAAGATACTTCACCGAGAACCCTGTATACGATAAAGAGGGAAGGTTGATCAGCAATGATATTAAACCTGTATGGAGTGGGAACTATGTGAATGTGGAGATTATCCGTGTTGGAACATCGATAGAATATTCAATAATTAATGGATTAAAAATCTCGGTAGTATCCCGAACTCAACCAAACGTTGAGGAGTTCATTAAACAGTATGAGCGAGAGGGAGCAACACTAGTTAAGAAGAACTTTTAAATGGAAGTGGTGATGGAAAATGAGTTTAAACCCAAGACAACTAGCTTTTGCTGATGAGTACATCATCACTAAGGAAGTATTTTTAGATATGGAAGAAGTATTCAGATACGCTCAAAAAAAGTCAAGTTCGGAGGTGTTTTAGACAATGGCTAATAATTATGAAAAAGCAATAGTCTTAATGGTTAGAACGTCATTGACTCAACGAGAAATTGCCAAAGGACTTGATGTTACAGAAGAAACTATTTCAAGGTGGAAAAAAAGAAAAGATTTTGAAGATTTAAAGACAGCCGAAGAAAAGAAATTTCTCAAAGACTTATCTAGCAAATCTATTCGAACGATGGAAGAACTGCTGACAGCTAAAAGCGAGCTAGTTAGATTTAACGCAGCAAAAGATATTTTGGACAGAACGGGGCATAAACCTGTTGAAGTATCTGAAATGTCGGTTACAGAAGTTCCTACATTTATCGATGATATCGGTAGTGAAGACGATGGCTAAAAAGCTTTCTGATTTACTACCTGAGAAGTTCCATAGCGTATGGAGGGCTACCCTTAACTCTGACATATTGAATATCGTATGCAAGGGCGGTCGTGGATCTGGTAAATCATCGGATATTGCACATATAATCACTCAATTGTTAATGCGATACGCTGTAAATGCAGTCGGGATTCGGTATGTTGATAATACGCTTGAGCAATCTTTGTATGAACAAATGAAATGGGCGATTGAACAGCAAGGTGTTTCCCACCTGTTCAAGTTTAATAAATCTCCCTTGAGGATTACTTATAAACCTCGTGGTAACTACATGATATTTCGTGGTGCGCAAAATCCAGAACGAATCAAATCTTTGAAGGACAGCAAATTTCCTTTTGCGATTGGTTGGATTGAGGAGCTAGCAGAATTTAAGAATGAAGATGAAGTAACGACTATCACCAACTCTCTATTGCGGGGAGAATTGGATGATGGTCTTTTTTATAAGTTCTTTTACAGTTATAACCCGCCGAAGCGGAAGCAATCATGGGTAAATAAAAAATATGAAACATCCTTTCAGCCTAAGAACACATTCATTCATCACTCAACTTATAAAGATAACCCCTTTATCTCTAAAGAGTTTCTGAGCGAAGTTGAAGCGGCTAGAGCAAGGAACCCTAGACGAGCTGAGTGGGAATATGATGGTAAAGCTATTGGTTCTGGCGTTGTACCTTTCGACAATCTGAAAGTAGTGCCAGGGAGCATCACAGATGAGATGGTAGCTAACTTCGACAACATTCGAAACGGGAATGACTTTGGTTATGCAACTGATCCCCTAGCGTTTGTTAGATGGCATTACGACAAAAAGAAAAATGGTATCTATGCAATAGATGAAATTTACGGCGTGAAGATTAGCAATAGAGAATTAGCGAAAAAACTCCATGAAAAAGGATATCAAAACGACGAGATATTCTCTGATTCTGCTGAGCCAAAAAGTAACGCTGAGTTAGTGAACGAACATGGCATCAGAAATATTAAAGGTGTCAAAAAAGGACCTGATTCCGTCGAATATGGCGAGCAATGGTTAGATGATT